AGCGGCGACCTCGGGGTCGGGGGTGCGGCCGTCCAAGCCGGCTGACCGGCGCGTGCCGGCCACGCCGCAGGGCGTAGTCGGCTCCGGGGTGATCATCCCGACCGAGTCCGGCGGCGGCTACTACGGGGCCGTGCGCCTGACGTGGGCGGCCGTGACGGTGGACAAGCGTGGCGTGGCGATCGACGTGCGAGAGTACCGCGTCGTCTGCTCCCACCAGGTGACAGGGACAGACGGCAAGACGCGGCGCGTGGCACTCCCTCTCCAGGTGGTCGGCTCCAACTCCTGCGACTTCCCGAACCTGGACCCGGGCGTCCTGTACCGGTTCCAGGTGCAGGCGATATCCGCGGACGGTGTCGCGTCCGAGTGGTCTCAGGCCCTGGACGTGCTGATGCCGTCGGATACTACACCGCCGCCCGCCCCATCGAAGCCGACCCTGTCTCAGCGGCAGGGCGTCCTCGTGGTGGCGTGGGACGGTAAGTCCAGCGACGGTGGGGGCATGCCGGCTGACCTGGCCTACCTGAACGTTGGGGTGAAGACTCCGGCGGACGGGGCCCTGGTGGTGCGCGGCTCCCTGACCAAGGGAGGCCAGTGTGTCCTGGCGGGCCTGCCCCTGAACCAGCCTCTGTCCGTGGCCCTGTATGCGGTGGATCAGACCGGCAACGAGTCTCCGTGGGGCGCCTCTGACACGATCACGTTGACTGCGGCCGTGGATCCGGATGCGATCAACAAGTCTGTTGAGGAGGCCCTGAAGAAAGGGGACGCCATCTCTAAGGCTACCCGTAAGGAGATCCTGGACATGTTCGCGAAGATGGGCCGGTCCGGGGATATCATTGACAGCGCGTGGCCGCCGTCGCGCGGCGTCGTGGGGAAGTCCCTGTGGGTGTCCCCGGACGGCCGAGTCTTCCGGTGCAGCAAGCGCGGAAACAAGGAGGAGTAGTGCCGTACCAGCGGGCGAGGGCGAACTGGCAGGACTATCCTGCCGGTGATACGCCGATCATGGCGGCCCACATGAACACGATAGAGGCCGGGATCGCGAACGCGACGAACCTCGCTGAGAGCAGCAGCGGCCGCGTGCCGATCGGGGCGCTCATGCCGTACGCGGGTCTGGCTACGCCGGCCGGGTGGCTGCTGTGCAAGGGCCAGTCGCTGGCCAGGTCATCGTACCCTGACCTGTTCAAGGCGATCGGCACCCTGTACGGCGCTGCGGACGCCCAGTCGTTCAGTATCCCGGACCTGCGCACAAGGGTCCCGGTCGGGGTGTCCGACAACCATGTGACGTTCGGGCAGATGGGTTCGAAAGGCGGGGAGGAGCGGCACACTCTGCTCGTGTCTGAGCTGCCCGCCCACACGCACATTCTCAGGGGCGTGGGCAAGACGTTCAAGGGTGGTCTGGAGCGGACGAACCTGGGGGCCGGGTCCGGGTGGACCACGGTCACGAACTACACGGCTGCCGGTAACCCGAACCTGGAGGCTGCAGCCACGGGGTCGAACAATCCTCACAACAACATGCCCCCATACATTGTGCTGAACTACATTATCAGGGCGTCCTGACATGGCGGGCAAGGCGACCGAGTACATTCCCTGGCCCGGGCCAGGGATGCCTCCGGGGGAGCGTACGAACCCGGGTGGCAACAAGACAGCCCCGGACACGAAGATCGTTCACGGCCGGTACGGGTGGGAGTGGACCGAGGATGAGTCCCAGGCGACCAGTGACGTCAAGGCCGCAGTGGACGCGGCGAAGGGCATCCAGAGGTTCATCAACATCAGCACGGACCAGCTGACGGTCACGGGTACCGCGTTCATCAATGAGGCGATCATCCAGAAGATCTGGACTAGGATCATCACCGCTAAGGAGGGCGAGTTCGGGAAGCTGAAGGCCGGCATGATCGAGGCCCACCATGTGATTGCTGATGAGGTGAGGGCCGGGGCGATCGACGGCATGGTGATCACCGGCGCCCTGTTCCAGACGAAGAAGTACGGCCAGTACCCGCGTATCGCGATCTCCTCGGACGGCATGTACGTGTGGGACAAGAACGACCGCAACACGCTGTCCATCAACAATGATGGGACGATCTGGATCGACGGGCAGGTCGGCATCAATGACTCGTGGTCGTGGGCCCGGTTCGTCGATCTCTACGCGAATGACACTGGTACCGACATTGGCGGCAACGGCCGCAAGGTTGGCGTCGGCATCGAGTTCCAGCGGACGAACAATCCGTACCCGAAGTCAGGGAACATCACAATCTTGGAGAACAAAAGCGGCGTTCCCCGCATCGAGATCCAGGCTCCTTCTCTGCGGGCCGGCGTAGACCCGCCGTATCTCTCCTTGTCTGGCGACGGGATCTACATAGACTCAAACAGCAGCTGGGTGTACGTGGACGCGGAGGGCGCCTGGTTGGGCGCCTCCGGCAAGAGCGTCTTGTGGTGCGGGCAGAAGGAGTTCTTTATTCGTACCGCGGAGTACTCGTCCGGGGTGTTCGGGCTGCGGGCGGACAGCCATAACATCAGAATGTCATGGGATGACCTGTGCTACGTGCAGGCGCGCACGGATAACGGCTCCCAGACGATAGACATCAAGTCCCATGGCAGTCGCGTTGTTGTGTCTCAGAACGCGAACGATGCTGGCAACTATATTCACATGTCTGCTAACACGTGGGTGCATGCCCGGTTCGGGGCAAACAACAAGACGTTCATTATTGAGCACCCGCTGGACCCGTACGGCAAGATGCTGCTTCACTCGTGCACGGAGTCGCCGTGGCCGGGCGTCGAGTACTGGGACACGGCGACGGTCGGGGAGGACGGGACCGTGGAGGTGGCGCTTCCGGACTATTTCAACGCATTGCACCGGCCCGACCTTCCTCTTGCGGTGCTCTGCTCCGGTCCAGGGTCTCCCTGGGCGACCCGGGTGAGCGTGGGCTGTTTCACGGTGCATGGGGAGCCGGGGACGACGGTGTCGTGGCTCGTGAAGGCGGTCCGTCGGGCGGAGCACACGCGCACCCTTGATCGCGACCATCCTCCGGTCGAGGAGGCTGTGAGCCGTATGGCCGCCCCCTGGGATGGTGAAGAGATGGGCACGGAGCCCAAAGACCTGCGGTGGCTGTACGAGCCGCCCGTACCGACCGAGTGATAGGATTAGTGCTATGAGTGATACGCCCACCAGTGAGGATCTGGGGCGCCAGGTTGAGGTCCTTCAGCGCCTGGTCGTCTCGTACCGTGAGCGCCTGGCCCGGGTGGAGGAGGAGCTTGTGACCGCTGCGGCGAACCTGTCGATCGCCCAGGAGCGGATCGACTCCCTCTCAGGGGAGAGCGGGGCTGAGGAGTGACCGCGGTCAACGAGTACGCCGCGTCCGAGATGCGGTACTGGTGCCGCACCTGGGACTACGGTGGCGTGGGATACAGTCAGCCGAACCGGTGGTCCGCCTATGATGCGTCGGACTGGCAGGGTTGGCTCAAGGGTCCCGGGGAGATGGACTGCTCCGCCGGTGTGGCGGGCGCCTACAACATTGCGTTCCATGAGTGTCTCGGTGAGGGGGTGCGCCCCGCCATGTTCCCCCGTTCGACGTGGACGGAGTCCCTCAGGCAGGAGGGGCAGGCGCGCGGCTTCGAGGACATTGGTGACTCCTGGACGGGCAGCGCCCCGGACGGGGGCTTCGCTGTGGGTGACCTGCTGCTGCGCACCACCGGTGAGGGCGGCCACGTGGCGATGGTTGTCCGTGACGAGGATGATTCGTTCGACCCGTGGAATCCTCTGGTTGCGGAGGCGTGGATTGACTCGGCCGGCAGTATTTACGGTAGTGACGGTGGTGATGGTTCTGCTGCTGATGACAGTGGTGGCGAGTCCCGCCTGGTGAGGTACGGGTCTCACCCGCTGACTGTGTCGGCGTCCTGGTCTACGTGCCTGCGCTACCGGGGCCTGTCCGGTGGTGGGGCCCAGGCCGTCCCACGGGCTGCTGGGCGGGCTTTCGGCATCGACGTGTCCATGCACCAGCGGGGCATGTCCCTGGCGCCCACGGGGGCCTCCTACGTGGTCGTGAAGGCGTCCGAGGGGTCCGGGTACGAGGACCCGTGCAAGGGCGACTTTGCGTCCCAGACGCTCGCGATGGGCGCCCGCCTCGGCTTCTACCCCTTCGCCC